GTTTTAGTGGGCATGATGACTGTAAGACAGAGGAGAACTATCCTGTTGAAGCCTATCGTGCATTCTACAAGCGTGACAAGATGGGCTTTGCTAGATGGAACAAGAACAGAGCCATGCCTGAATGGTTGCAAGCTGTTGCATAGTAGCCACACAGATATAACAAAAGAAATTTATTGCTATCTTGTATCATCAAGTAGTGATATAACAAAGGCACAGTTGCCATAACAAAGGAGAATATATAATGCCATTTGATTTAACAAAAGAACTAGACGTACCATATGACCTAGACTTTGATGTAGACTTTGAACCTACCAGAGTTGCAGATAAGAAGTATGTCATCAACACGCAGACAGGTAAGCCTATTGCAATCATAGGTGAAGGTGCTACAGCTAGAAGTCATGGTGATTTCTATCGTAGTGTATGGGATGTAATGTCCAATGACCTACCTGCATCTGACCTAGAGGATGCGAGTGTAAACTTTAAGTCAGCACGTAACAATGGATGGACTATGCTTGATGTCACATTACCTAAGATCAAGACAACTATTCATACAACTAAACATGCCACTGAAATATCACAGAGATTGATAGCTGTGCATGGTATAGATGGTACAGCCTCACCTGCCACATGGTTTGGTGCAATAGATTTCTTCTGCACGAATGGTATGATCACTGGTGATTACGACAAGGTGCGTAAGAAGAATACATCAGGCTTCACACTGTCAGGCTTTCAGCATGAGTTGACCAAAGCTAAGACAGACTTTGATACTCAAGGTAAGAAGCTACAGCTATGGGCTGACACTGACCTGACATATGTGAGTGTAAACAAATTGCTTGAGGACATCATCAAGTCAGAGCGTAAAGCTAAGAAGATGTATGAGTTGTATATGCAAGAGGCAGGTGTACGTGGTCACAATAAGTTCGCATTGTACAGTGCGTTCACTAACTATGCTTCCTATGCTGACGAGCGTAATGGTTTCAGCCTACGTAATACAGGTAATGATACACAGGCTGTGAGTATGTTTGCACGTGAGCAAGAAGTATCCAAGTGGATCAGTACACCACAGTTTCTTGAGGTAGCATGATTAAACTACCAAGATATGTACAAAAAAGAGAGAGTGGGGAGTATCGTTACAACCCACCTCAAAACCTTGTTGATGCAGGTGTAGTGACCAGAAAAACCTTTGGCACTGACCTGCAAGAGGTGCGTAAACTTGTACGTGAAGACAACAAGGCAATAGATGAGTGGCGTGACACACAGTCGCAGGTATTTGTAATCACAGAAAAGAGTACAGTAAAAGATTTGATTGAGTTATACTATATGTCTAATGATTTCAATATGTTACGTGATACAACTAAAGTGGATTACAAATACTTCCTAAGTATAGTGTGTGACAAAATTGGCACAGTTAAATATAAAAATGTAACAACAAAGGTTGCCAAGGGTATATATGAAGAGTGGGTTTTGCGTGGTGTGAGCCTTGCAAATCACACAGCTACCTGTGCATCACGTGTATTTAATTATGCGATTGAGATGGAACACGCCATACTAAATCCATTCTCTAATATAAAACGTAAGGCAGTAAAAAAGAGAAAGGTTGTATGGACAGAGGATAATGTACGTAAATTTCTTGATGTTGCATATTCTAAGTTTCAGTATCGTAATGTTGGTCTGATTATACAAATGGCATATGAATGGTGTCAAAGATTAGGTGACATGAGGACACTAGAATGGGATAATATACACTGGGAAGATAAGCAGTTACACCTTGAACAAAGTAAGCGTAGAGCAGAGGTATTTTTACCCATTTCAGAGGACTTATTGGGCATGTTAGAAGATCAACACAAAGACTTCGGCTTTCAAAGGTACGTAGCACCTCATCCTAGCCCCATACAGGGTGTGTTTAGACCCTATCCTTTAGAGCGACTATCTAAAAATGGAAGGGCTATCATGCGTGAAGCCATGTTACCTGAGACACTAAGATTAATGGACTTGAGAAGGACAGGAGTGACACAAATGGTGGATGCAGGAGTACCATTGCCACAAGTAATGGCAGTGACAGGACATACACATGTGTCTTCTGTGCAACCATATATGAAACATACATATCTCAGTGCAAATAATGCCTTGACACAGAGAACAGATAGTTTAAAATCTACGAAGTAGTAACAAAGAAAGTGATACACTATGAATGTAAATAATTATATAAATGATTTATCACTTACAGTGGGAGAAAGTGTAAGAGTTAAGTGTCCTTCTTGTAATAAGAGAGAGTTCTCAGTTACAAATGACATGGGTACTGTATTGTATAGGTGTTATAGAAATAGCTGTAACTTACACAAAGGTGGAAGAATAAAGGTACAACTAAGTAAGAATGATATACGTGAATACTTTAGTCGTACAACTAGAGAAGTAGAAGAAGTACAATTTAGTAAGCCCGAATGGTTAGTAAAAGATAATCAAGCTATAGAACCATTCTGTACTGAGTGGGATTTAGATCCTGATGAGTTGGGTTTGTTGTATGATGTAAAGGAGAATCGTGTCGTATTTCCTGTGGTTAAATCGGGTGTGATGATAGATGCTAGTGGCAGAAGTATCACACATAGACTACCAAAATGGAAACGATATGGTAAAAGCGACTTGCCTTATAGTCATGGTAATGGTAAAGTCGCTGTAGTTGTTGAGGACTGTATAAGTGCTGCATTTGTAGGTGGTGATGTATATGTCGGGGTCGCTGTGTTGGGTACATCCCTATCCGAAGGACACAAGAGGTTCTTATCACAGTTCTCAACAGCAATAATAGCTCTTGACCCTGACGCACTACCAAAGACGCTACAATTTACGAAAGAACTACGAGGCTATGTAAATAATGTACTTGCCTTACGACTAACTGACGATCTAAAATATAAAAAACCTAACGACATTGAAAAACTAACAGCATTAGGAGTATAAAATGGAACTATCTTTAATACGTAGCCTCATGGACAGAGGCTTTTATGATGATCATCGTGGCGCACGTTGCCCAGATCGTTTGTTCAGTAAAGATGTACGTAAAATTAAACATACCATAGATGCAGCTATGGAGAGATACGAACGTACTGTAACACCTGCTGAAGTTGAGGCATTATTTATGTCAAATAATGCACAGTTAACAACAGCACAAAAGAATGCTTACAGTTCGTTGTTTAACCAAGTCAAGAAAGAATCACCTATGGGTGGCGATGTGGCACAGGAAGTGTTGTCTAAACTGTTTCAACAAGTAGTTGGAGAAGACATAGCCAACATTGGTTTTGAAATGGTCAATGGTAGTATGTATAATCTTGAGCCAATCCGAAATATACTTGAACAGTATGGTGATGACTTTACGCCTGACCTAAACATTGAGTGGGATGACATGGATATTGAAACATTACTTGCTAAGAATGATCTGGAAGCACAGTGGACATTTAACATACCGACTCTTACACGTAAGATAGAAGGTGTGAATGAAGGACACTTGATTGAGATAGGTGCGAGACCTAACACAGGTAAGACATCTTTCCATGCGAGTTTAGTGGCAGGGCCGAATGGTTTTGCACAGCAAGGAGCGAAGTGTATTGTGTTGTGTAACGAAGAAGGTACACATCGTGTTGGTGCTAGATATCTTACAGCAGCTACAGGTATGACCATGCAGGAAGTTAAAAGTAATCCAAGTAAGGCCAGAGATATATATCAACACATTAGTGATAACATAAAAGTAAAAGATGCGACAGGACGAGACATGGCATGGGTAGAAAGTATCTGTAAGTCATATAAACCTGATGTAGTGATTCTAGATATGGGTGATAAGTTTGCTAGGACACAAGGGTTTGCCAGAGCAGATGAAGCACTCAAGGCAAATGCAATACATGCACGACAGATAGCCAAGCAACATGAATGTGCTATCTTTTATATGTCACAGCTATCTGCTGATGCAGAGAACAAGGTTGTATTGAATCAGGCTATGATGGAAGGATCACGTACAGGTAAAGCTGCTGAAGCTGACCTAATGATACTCATAGCAAAGAATCCACCTGTAGAAGGTCAGGAAGAAGAGGATACACAGCGTCACCTAAACGTAGTAAAGAATAAACTATCAGGGTGGCATGGTATAGTTCATTGTGAACTGAACTACAGGACAGCAAGGTACGAAGTATGAGTCAGGGTGAGTTGTTTGACTTAGAAATTGTCCAAGAGATTAATGAGGATGGTTATGTATGTATAAAATGTGATATAAGACAGCCACTCAGTAACTTTCAACAAATGAGTTATAAGAATACAGAGAATGCAGAAGTAAAGAGAACATGTAAATCATGTAGTTCTGGGCATAGGCGAGTAATTTCTGACCTAAGAAAGAAAAATATATACCCACAGGATAAAGACTATGCATGTCCTATTTGTATAAGAAAGATAGATGAGGTTAATAAATACAATCAAAAACTTTTAGGTACATGGGTGTTAGATCATTGCCACGATACAGATACGTTTCGTGGATACATATGTAAACACTGTAACGATGGTTTAGGTGGATTTAGAGATGACTTGACAACAATAAAGAATGCTGTTAAATATATGGAAAGACATGAGGAGAAGTTACATGATGTTAAAATCACCAAGGATTAAATACTACGTGGAGTATGAGATAAATGCAGAGCATGATACAGAAAGTATAACTTTGTTTGCTCATGGCCCACAAATGGTACGAGATATACTTGATAGTTATATTGTGGTAAAGATAGAGGAAATGAAATGAAAGTTGTAACAGTTTTAGATGTAGAAAATACTACTATTAAACGTAACAATAAGCTTATGCTTGATCCTTTTGAATCAGAAAACTCATTGACTATGGTAGGCATGTTAAATCACTCTGGAGAAAATATTATTACGTTTGATCACAGTGAGCAACAACCTACCACTGAGGGTGGAAGTATTGTCCAGAACATTCTGGATGATACCCACCTCTTGGTGATGCAGAATGCAGTGCATGACTTAACATGGCTATGGGAGTCAGGTTTTACCTACAATGGTGAGATATTTGATACCATGTTAGGTGCATACATCATACAAAGAGGACAGAAAGAACCTTTAAGCCTTGAATATCTAGCCGAAAGATATAAGTGTGATACACAGAAGATGGGTACACTAAAAGATTACTTTAATAAGGGATATACAACTAGAGATATACCTCACGCAGAGTTATCACAGTATTTATCAGCAGATTTACATGCAACTATGGAATTATATAAGAAGTTAGACTACAAACTAAGCCAAGAAGATAAAGGATTAGAATCTACTACTAAATTAACTAATCAGATATGTGTACAGCTTGCACGTATATATCAGAGAGGTTTTAATGTTAATACAGATACATTAGAAGAGGTACGTAAGGAGTTTGAACAGGAAAAACAGGAGTTATTAACAAAATTACAGTCTCAAGTGCATGAATTGATGGGAGATAGACCAATTAATCTAAATAGTCCTGAACAATTATCGTGGATTATATATAGTAGAAAGCCACATGACAAACCTATGTGGGCTAACTCGTTTGAACCTAGATTTACTGACTCAGAGTTTAAATCAGTTATAAAAAACAAATCATCTGTGTTATATAAACAGAAGGCAAGACAGTGTACTAGTTGTAAGGGTACAGGTAAGGTACGTAGAACTAAAAAGAATGGTAAGCCTTTTGTTAATACTAGTAAGTGTTTAGAGTGTAAGGCCGAAGGTTATTTATTTACAGATACTAAAGAGATAGCAGGTTTGAAGTTTATAGCTCCTAACCCTGATTGGGTAAGCGCACATGGATTTAGTACAAGTAAGGACAATCTTATAAAGCTAGAGACAAATGCCAGAGAACGTAACTTTCAAGATGCTGTGGTATTCTTGCAACGTGTTAGAAGATTATCAGCACTAGATACATATTTATCTAGCTTTGTTGAAGGTATATCTACACATATTAAGTCCGATGGTATGCTACATGTTCAATTACTACAGCATAGAACAGGTACAGGTAGGCTGTCGGGTGCTAATCCTAACATGCAAAACATGCCTAGAGGTGGTACATTTCCAGTAAAGAAAGTATTTGTATCACGATGGGAAGGTGGACAGATCATGGAAGCAGACTTTGCACAGCTAGAGTTTCGTGTAGCTGCATTCCTTAGTCAGGACAAGGTAGCTATAGAAGAAGTATCCACAGGCTTTGATGTGCATAGTTATACAGCTAAAGTTATTAGTGATGCAGGTCAGCCTATGTCTAGACAAGAGGCCAAGGCACATACGTTTGCTCCTTTGTATGGTGCAAGTGGGTTTGGTAGAACAGAAGCAGAAGCTGCCTACTATAAACAGTTTACAACTAAGTATAAAGGTATATCTGAATGGCATAAAAGATTAGCAAGTGAGATATTAAGTACAGGTAGAATTAAAACACCATCTGGACGAGAATTTACATGGCCTAATGTACAGCGTAGACGTAATGGAAGTGTGACATTTTTCACACAGATAAAGAATTATCCTGTTCAATCCTTTGCAACTGCTGACATCGTACCTATATCTCTGATATACATAGATAAGCTACTGGAGAAAAACTCTATGCAAAGTTGTGTAGTAAATACAGTGCATGATAGTATTGTTATTGATGTACATCCAGATGAAACAGATAAGGTAATAAGAATAGTAAAAGCAACGAACGATAACTTAATAAATATAATAAATAGTAGATGGAATATAGACTTTAACGTGCCATTATTATTAGAAGCAAAAATAGGAGATAATTGGCTTGACACAAAAGATGTGGCATGATATAACTAGAAACCTTACAGTATACAAAAGGAGAAATAAATGAATGAAGTAGCAAATATAAATACTAAGGACTATGCAGCAATGGCAAAGGCTATGGGCATGGTTATGGATACAGGATCTAATAAAGAAAAAGCAGACGCACTGGCTCGTGTGCGTATTAACCATGCACCTATCATGGGTAGGTCAGAAGTTAATGGTAAAATGGTCAACGTAGAAGTTGTAAGTGGTGGTACATATAAGTTGGACATACCAGATGGGCCAACATACTACTCTGATACAGCTACTATAAGACCTTACATGCAAAGATTTATGTACAAGCGTTTTGTAATGAAGACAGATACTACACCGAATAGGTATATTAAAACTATCATGGCAGACAATCTTAACATTGATCTGAAGGATAATGATGGTGGATTTAACTGTGGTAAAGCTGCAGGATACATACAGGATTTTAAGTCATTACCTGAAAAAATGCAGGATTTACTTAAACAAATAAAGCGTGTACGTGTACTGTTTGGTACAATAGAACTAGACAATCCTGTTGATGAGACAGGTGCATCAGTTTCTATAGGAGCTACACCATTTATCTGGGAAGTAGAGAACAGAGATGCATTTAAGACTTTTGGTACTGTTGTATTTAATAAACTAAATAAGATGAAACGACTACCAATTCAACACTATGTAAAATTAGCTACAGAAGAACGTAAGCTACCTAATGGTAATTGTTTTTATCTACCATCAGTAACACTTGACTTGACAAAAACTCTTGAAATGGATGATGATGCACAGGAAACCTTTGCAAACTTCCTAGCATGGGTATCTAATTATAATGGATACATTACAAATGCATGGGATGAGAATATGAAAAAACATGAGGATGTTGACACAGAAACTGTTGACGATTTCATTGATATTACAGCAGAGGAATTTGCATAATGGAGAAAGAGTCTGAACACTGGTATGATAAGACAGGAGAAGCTGCATACACAGTTGTTGGCTCTAATGGAAAAGAGCGCAACACCAATCTAAAGGATGCTAGGAAGCATGGTTATGTACCATCTGTTACTACCATCCTTGGTGTTGCATCAAAACCACCACTTGAAAACTGGAAAATTAATCAGGCAATTACTGCTGCACTTACATTAAAGAAAAACAAAGACGAGTCTGACTCACAGTTCTTCTACAGATGTAAGGAGCATTCAAAGAGTATAGGTAAGCAAGCAGCAGAGATGGGTACAACTATCCATGCTATGATAGAGCAAGGCTTTGCAGGTGGTAAGGAAACCAAGCCCTACTTAATTATAAAAGAATACTTGGATAAAATATTTCCTAACGAGGAATGGGTAGCAGAGAGTTCGTTCTGTGCTGACGCAGGTTATGGTGGTAAGATAGACTTGTATTCTAAATCAGGAATCTTTGTTGACTTTAAAACTAAAGACAACCTAGATGGTAAAGAAGGATCTAAGCTTGTGTTCAATGAACATGGTATGCAGTTATCAGCTTACGCTGAAGGCTGTGGCTTTGATGATCCAGAAAGAGTATCCATTTTTGTAGACAGAAAGGATACAGGATTAATAGTTCCACACAGATGGGATAAGAGTACACATCCTAAACACTTACAGATGTTCAACAGTCTGTTGACATACTGGAAATTATTTAAGAACTATGATCCATCTGAAACTACTGTTATAGATGAAAGGAGAAAATAGTATGTTGGATAATTTAAACGCGCTTATTGATGAGATAAAAGAAAAACAAAGTGAACTCAACGAACTTCGTAAAGAATATAGAGAACAAAAGACTGCTGGTCTTCGTTCTGCTATAGAGCAACGAAATGAAGCAGACAAACTTGTACGAGAAGAACTAAAATCATTAGGGTACAATTACAAAAATCCTTATGAAAGTCTTTTTAGGACAGGTATTGCGTAATATAAAGCAGTTTAAAGCTGCCTTAAAGTATGGTTATCGTAGTGGTCTAGAGATTAAAGTATCTGATTACTTGAAGGAATTAAAACAAGACTTTAGATACGAATGCTTTAAGATAGAGTGGGAAGATTTGATGTATAGAACATATACGCCAGACTTCCTGCTACCTAATGGTATTATAATAGAAACTAAAGGTCGTTTTGTGGCGTCAGATAGACGCAAACACCTTGCTATACAAAAACAACATAAGAAACTTGACATACGTTTTGTTTTTGAGAGCAGTAAACGTAAGTTAAGTAAGGGTTCAAAGGGTACGTATGCCAGTTGGTGTGAAAAACATAACTTCTTATATCACGACAGGATTATTCCTGAGTCATGGATGAAAGAAAAGAAGAAAGAGTATCTATCACTATGGCTACTGGCAGATAAAAGTGTTATACCTTTCCCATTAAATAAGATAAGGAGAGCATAACATGGAAGATAAAATATTTATAGACTTTGAACCTAATGATTTTATTGTTAGGATTACACCATTACTAGATGAAAACCATGCGTGGACAGGGGAGTTAAGGATTGGTTCTATAACTACTGATGATAATAATTTAAGCGATGAGGATTATTCTCATTTAATGTATATAGTTACCTTGCTTAGTTCAGCAGTTCCTTTAATGGAAGAGGATGCTGAATTTAGACAAAAACTAAACTTACATGCACAAAATAATATAAAACATGTTGATACAAAACCTACAATAGAATCTGTGAAAGACAATGTTGTAAAGTTAAAGTTTCATTAGGGGTAAACATGAAAATAAAAATATACCTTACTTTAAATTTAGATGAAGACGATTATCCCATACCTGTTGATGGATTTGTTGACGAAGAAATAAATGAAGCGTTACATGAATTTATATATGACATTGATGGTATGACCATAGAAACAATTAGAATAATATCGGAGTAATAAATGAACAACTATTTACCAACAGACTATCAGGCGTTTATACATACATCTCGTTACGCACGATGGTTAGACAAAGATAAAAGACGAGAGAACTGGGGCGAGACTGTTGGCAGGTATGTTGACTACATTTCCGATAAAATAGGGTATGAGTTAGATACTGATACACGTGAAGAACTATATGATTCTATTGCTAGTCTTTCTGTTATGCCTTCTATGAGGGCATTGATGACTGCTGGCCCTGCACTTGATCGTGATAACACAGCAGGTTACAACTGTAGCTATCTACCTGTTGATGATCCAAAGAGTTTTGATGAAGCTATGTTTGTATTACTGTGTGGTACAGGTGTAGGTTTTAGTGTAGAGAGACAGTTTATTTCCAAGCTACCTGAGATACCACAACTGTTTGATAGTGATACAACGATTGTGGTTAAGGATAGTAAAGAAGGTTGGGCAAAGGCACTACGTCAACTGCTTGCACTTCTATGGGCAGGTGAGATACCCAAATGGGATATGTCTTTAGTACGCCCTGCAGGTGCAAAGCTAAAGACGTTTGGTGGTAGAGCCTCTGGCCCTGCTCCACTTGTAGATCTATTCATGTTTGTTGTTGGCACGTTTAAGTCAGCACAGAATCGTAAGCTTTCAAGCATTGAGTGTCACGACATTATGTGTAAGATAGGTGAGATCGTTGTTGTAGGTGGTGTACGTAGGTCAGCTATGATTAGTTTGAGTAATTTAAGTGATGACA